TACTCGCGCTGGCAGAACGGCCTGGCACTGCTGTCGGACAACCGCATGGGGTTCACCTTCGGCGGCGTGACGTTCGAGGAGTATCGCGGCCAGGCCACCGATGCTGCCGGAAATGTGCGCAAATTCATCGCCGACGACGAAGCGCATTTCTTCCCGCTGGGCACTGCGTCGACCTTCCGAACCTACTTCGCGCCAGCGGACTTCAACGAGACGGCGAACACGCTCGGCTTGCCGCTCTACGCCAAGCAAGAGCCGCGCAAGTTTGGCCGCGGCACGGATCTGCACAGCCAGTCCAATCCGCTGCCCATCTGCCACCGGCCCGAAGTGCTGGTGAAGGTGACCAAGGCGTAAGCGATGGGGTGGGATAACTCGATCGGGGCGCTGAACTCGGCGTGCCTCGCCGCGTTTGGCCGGTTGATCATTTACCGGCCCAACGCCAGCGCCCCGGTTGAGGTGCGCGGCATCCTCCAGACGGGCGCGCAGCTTGAAGGCCGCGCGCCTGGCCTTTATGCGGTCCTGTTCCTGCAGGCCGCGGATCTGCCAGAAGGAGCGGGCCTGGGTGATGCGGTGGAGATCGGCGCAGACACCTACAAGGTGTTTGAGATGGAGTCCGACGCAGGCGTTGGCGTTAAGCTCGCGCTGCGGAAGGAGTAAGGCAAGGATGGCTTCGGTCCGTGTCTGGCAGAAGAAACAGCTTCGGCTGGATCTGCTCAACTTCACCCAGCGGCAGATGTTCATGCTCGGCAACGTCGGCGCCGGTGTGGTGAAGAACCGCCTTCGCGCCGCGCAAGGGCCCGCGGACACGCCGGCGAAGCCGCTGACGAAGAAGTACGCCATCCGGAAGTCGAAACTCGGCCTCGGCAATCGGCGCAACCTGTTCTTCACCGGCAACATGCTTCAGAACCTGGCGGTCCGCACGGTGAGCGAAAACCGGGCCAAAGCGGGGCTTTCGACCCGCAAGGACCGCCTGAAGGCCTGGGCCAACCAGAAGATCGAGCCGTGGCTCGTGTTTTCTCCCAAGAACAAGGCGGCCGTGGTTGAGGCGACGCGGCGAGTCTTCGACGAGATGAAGCAACGGCTGATTTTGCAGCGGAGCCTCGGCGGCCGCCAGCGGTAACCGTCCAACTTCGCCGCAATTGCGGCTCTCTCCCTCACCCCTATGATTGACACCTCTGAACTCGTCGATTCCCTAGTTGCGCTGCTGCGTGACATCCCGGAACTGGTCACAGAGATGGGCGGCGATGCAGACCGGATTTGCGCATATCACGACCAGTATCCGAAGCGGGCGAGCCTCGCGTTCGCCATCCACCAGATGCCGGTGCCGTCGATTATGGCCGCCTGGCAGGCGACCGTGCCCGGAAGTTTCGGTGGCAACGACGTCTGGAAGCACCAGGTCACACTGTACCTGCGCTCACGCGAGACGTCCGATGGGGACCCTCCGACAGCCTACTACCGGCTGTTCCGGCTGATCACGAAGGGCGTCCCGGAGTCAGCCGGCGTACCGATGCTGAACGTGACGGTCCACCCCTCCTGTTACCCGATGGATGTGCCGTCGATTCAGCGGGCTACGGATGCCGAAGGACTTGACTATTTCGAAGCCCAATTGTCGTTTGTGGAGGCTGGAGATGAGTAAGCCGCAGACCGTATGGTTACGCCCCCCGCATGGCCAGGGAGAGCCGGAAGAAGTGGAGGCGACGCCGCAAGTGCTCATCCCGCGCCTAGTGGCGGGCTGGAGCCAATGCCCGCCGCCCGCCAGGACAGAGAAGCAGGAGGTGAAACCCGATGTCGACAACTAGGTTGCAGGAAGTGCTCATCTGCTTCGGCAAGCAGAAGCAGACCGACATTTCGACGGCCAACACCGCCGGCCAGATGTGGCAGTTGCGGAAGCTGAACGCCCAGCTTGCCAACCCCAAGCTCAACACCGAAAACGATGCCGACGAGTACGGCAAGGGCCATGAATTTGCCTCGCAGTCGTTTCAGACCTCCTGGGACGCGGGCAGCACGCTCGAAAAGTACCTGAGCGCCGAGATCGCCGCCTGGGCGATGGCGCTCTCGCTCGGCAAAGTTGTGAAGTCCGGCACGGCACCCAATTTCACTTACACTTGCGCACCGCTGTTTCCAGCCAATGGCGATGCGGCGGAGTTGCCGTACTTCAGCTTCGTTGAACAGATCCGCCCGGGTGCCGGCGTAGTTCTCGACAGGATGGCTGTCGGGTGCGCCATCGAAGGCTGGACGATCTCGATTGGCAGCGGGCCGGGTCGCGCCAACTCGAAGATCAACGTCGAATTCGTCGGCTCAGGCAAGATGACCGAGCCGTCAGCCATCGTGGTCCCGGCGGCGACGCTCGAAAAGCTGCTGCCATCGGCCTCGTTGGCGCTATCCATCAACGGCGTCAACTACGTGTCGAGCAAGAACATCGTCTCTCTCGAAACCTCGTGGAAGAACAACATCCTGCTCGACGCGGGCTTCTTTCCTGGCTCAGGATTCCAGACTGCCGGCGATGCCACGAGCGGCGCCATCCGCGGTCGGCTCGAATTCGGCAAACGGCAGGGGACGCTCAAATTTGTCGCCCGGTTTGAGAACGGGTCGACAGAGCTGACCAAGCTCAAAAGCCAGACCACGGGCACCGCGGTCATCTCGCTCGCATACGACGTGAACAATTCACTCGAACTCACTTGGCAAAAAGTGTCGTTTTCGACCGTCGAGGTCGGCGAGACCGACGGTATCGTCACCGTGGCGGTCGAGTGCCTGCCGATGTATGACGCAACCAATGGGATCGTCTCCGCCGTGGCCAAGTGCGGCGTGGACAGCATTGGCCAGTAGGACAACTTCAGGAAAATATTCCTGAAGTCATCAGAGGAGACATCTTCATGGAACAGACTCAGAGCGTATTTGATGCTGCGCGCCCGGTCGCGCTGAATTTGCGAACGCCCGCAGGCGTGAAAGCCGTCCGCGTCCGATTTCCGACCGATGAGGAGTGGATCGAGCGACAGCGGCGCCGCAAGGTGATCGTGAAGCAGTTGGGGCGCGGCGTCTCCGAAACCACAATCCCCAACTCCGAGGACGCCGACGCGGCATTGCTCGCGAAGATCCGCGTGGCGGAACCGGATGCGCCTGAGGTGGATCCCTTCGAGGCCAGCCGTGTCATCGAGCAACTGGGCCAGGCAGAGGTCGATGATGTCGTCCAGGTCGGCGACGGCTTCGAGGTCACACTCCGCGTCCTTGGCGGGGCGGTGACCCACCTGTTGCGGATGCCGTCGGCGAAGGACGTCTTCGAATACCGCCGCGGATTCGCCCGGGTGCTTGACCTGCCCTACAACCGGCAGGAACTGATCATCAACCTCGCACCAGCAGGCGCTCTCTATAAGAGGTTGGTGCAGGCGGCCGATGGATATGCCGGCGAGGTGCCGATCATCCACCAAGCCGTGGCGGTGAAAGCGGCCATTGACGCCCTCGATGCCTCGTTCCAGGAGATCAGCGACCCAAACTGATCGGCGGGGAGTGGCCCGATCAGCCCTCCCTGCGATTCCTGGTTCATTGGGCGCTGCGCCGGGATGAGCTTTGCGATCCGGGCCTGTGCCACGATGCGTCGGACGATGGCGGGCGATGTGATCACTGCCCGCTGGACCGACTCGACGCTGCACAGTCGTCCGAGGCTGGACTATTACTGAGGCGCGCGGCTGAACTTCAGGGCGCGTTGAAGTTGGGTATCCGGATCGGTCTGGATGAGATACGGGCAGATGAGTTCTCAGCCCTGTTGGTCCTCACTCAGGAACAAGAGCGCCCGGACCGTGAACAACCTTGATTCTCAGCGGACCGAAATGCCTACCGACCGCGCCGGCGTGTTTGGCGCTGCCCCAAACCCTCTGCAATCATCGCGGTTACCAGGGTATTGAGACTCACCCCCTCCTGTTTGGCCCGTTCTACCAGCCGGGCGTGGAGGGTCTTGGGAACACGTTGCCGCCACTGGCCGCTCGCCGCGTTGAAGGCGCCAGGCGCAGGGATCGGATCGCCAAACTCCTTCAGCGTCAACAATGCGGCTTTCAAAGCGTCCCGGCCATTCTCGATCGCTTCCTCAGGGGTTTCGCCATCAGACATCACACCCGGCAGATCGGGAAACTCGACCAGGAACCCACCGCCATCGGCCTCCGACAGGGGCCGGACAGTAAACGGATATGCTTCAAGGCTCAAGGTTTCTTTCATTCCGCACTCTCCCCTCTGTCTACGAATGCAACGAACTGCCGGATGTAGACCGGTTTGATCGGGCGCGCGCCCGGGACAGTCAGCACGCCCGATGCGGGGTGGCGGAAAACGACATGACTCGTTCCCTGCTGACGGAATTCAATCGAGAACTTCTTGGCCACAACCTTCAGGTCCTCGATGCGCCAGTCCCTTGGATTGACCCGCATCTTCTCCAGCAGTTTGGCAGCACTTGCCACCTTTCAATGGTATCTCTGGCGGTACCACGGGTCAACCCTTCTTGCCGTGAATGACACCGGAGACACATGGCTGCTGACAACAAGCTCGAACTCGTCGTCGAAGTCGACGTCAACCGCGCCAACGCCTCGATCAAGAGCGTCAACGCCGGATTGTCGTCGATGGAAGCCACGGCGGTGAAGGCCGCGCGCGGAGCCTCTTCCGGCATCGACGGGCTGACCGTCTCTGTGGCCAAAGGCGCCGCGGCCGCGGGCGTCCTGGCTTCGGCGTTCGAGCGGGTTGTGAGCTGGGTGAAAACCCAGATAGAGGAGACCAGCCGCCTGGCGGCGCGCAACGAAACCCTGGCTGTCGTGAACGCACAACTCGCCCGCGCCAACGGGTACAACGAAGGCTCGATCGAACGGCTGGTCAACCGGATCAAAGACCTGGGCATCACGACCCAGGCCTCGCGCGACATCGTCAACAAGATGATCGCCTCGCAACTGGATTTGTCGAAGGCGACCGACCTAGCGCGGCTGGCTCAGGACGCGGCGGTAGTGGCCGGGCAGGATTCGAGTCAGGCGCTGCAGGGCATTATGGCCGGCATCACCACGCAGCAGATCGAAGTGCTGCGCACCTACGGCATAAACATCCAGTTCGAGCGGGCGTTCACGGAAGCGCGCCGGCGGCTGGGCCGGGACCTGACCGAGATCGAGCGCCGGAATACCGCTCTCAACGTCGTGTTGGCCGAGGGGCCCAAGATCGCCGGGGCATATGAGGCTTCGCTTGGTACCGTCGGTAAGCAAATGGGCTCGCTGAGCCGGTATGTCGAAGAGGCGAAGGCGGCGATCGGCGCTGAGTTCTTGCCCGAAATGCGGCGTATGATCGAGGGCCTCACGGATCTCGCCAAGTGGGTGAACCGCAACTCCGACGCGCTTGGGCTGTTTGCGAAGGCCATTGCTGCGGCGGCAATTGGCGCGGCGGTGGCCCAGTTTGGCGGCTGGATCGCTGGTGCGAAGCGCGCAGTGGACGCACTGACGCTGGCGATGACCCGGAATCCGTTCACGGCGATTGCGGTGGGCGCGGCGGTGGCTGGCACGGCCATCTACGAGATGAACCAGCGGACCCTCGAGGCAAACGAAGAGATGCTGGGCCTGATGCGCACTGCCGATGACATGAAGCGGATCAACGAGGCGATCAACGCCGGCAAGTCGATCGAAGACTTGAAGAAGATGGGCTATTCGCTCGATCAGGTCCGCGAGGCGATGTTCGGCGGCAAGCAGGGGGCGAAGGAGTTCTTCGACGCTTTCGACAACGATCAGTTCCGGCAGCGGATGCGCGACCTGAATCGGGTTGGCATCGATGCGGAGGAGGCCAGAAAACGGAAGGCGGAAGCCGAGACGCTAGCCAAAGACATCGGGAAACACCAGATTGCGGCCGAACGGGAATCGGCGCAGGCTGTTACGGAGGCGCGCCGCGGCAGCCTGACCGGATTCGCCCGTGAAATGGCCGCTGCGGGTGAGCAGGCGAGGAAATGGTCGACGTTCACGGACGACAAGGGCGTCGAGCACCAAGCCGGGCTGACCAAACGTGCGTGGCAGAACGTGCTCGACGAGTTGTCGGTGCGCTGGACGGCTTTCCGGGAGAAGTCTCAGAAGGAGTCCCGCGAGCAGTTGGCCGATCACCTGCGCGGTGAAGAGGAGGCGGCAACCCGTAGGCTGGCGCTTGAGTCCTCGGTCTATCAGAAGCGGCTCGAATACAACGAGGAGATCGCCCGGCGAAACCTCGATCACCTTGGCCGCGTGATGGGCCTTGAAGAACAGAGTGCGGACTTGAGCCGCGATGAGCGTCTCCGCGCCCTTGAGAGCTTTGACGCGCAGACGATCGAGCAGAAAGCCGCAGTCGAAGCGCAGCGAGCTCAAATTGAAATCGATCACATCGGGCGGGTCCACGAGATCCGGATGCGGATGTTCGGGCTAGAAACCTCCACGATGTTGATCGACGAAGAGGCCAATATGGCCCGGCTTGGCTACCGGGCTGACGAGATCAAGGCCAGGATCGCGGAGCTCGCCGCGCAGCGTGACGAGATCCGCAGGGCCAGTGAGGAATCAACCGGCGCCGCGATCGATGCCGCGCGTCAGAATGCGGCCAACCGCACGGCGGAGATGGTGCGCGACCATAATCGGCAGATCTTCGACACTTTCAAGCGGCAGGCCGAGGGCGTCTTCGATGCTTTGCTCACGAAATCTCAGTCGATCTGGTCGGCGATCGGTAATTCGCTCAAAACGGCGCTTCTCACTGCCATCAAGGATGTGGTCACCTCGCGCGTGGCCGCGATGCTGATGCAGATGTTCACGGGAACGGGCGTTTCCATGCGCCAGGCGGCCTCCCGCGGCACGGGCATCCTAGGCTCTCTGGGCGGCCTGATCGGTATTGGCGCGTCACCTGTGTTCGCCGCGGCTGGCGGCGGCAGTAGCCTGCCGGCGAGCGTCTCCATATTGAACCCCGTGTCGCAGATGGGATCGGCTGGGCTGGCGGGCGGCATGAGCGGTGCAGCCATCGGTGGCCTCAGTGCCGCTGGCCTCGGCTCGATGGTTGCTGGCGGCGGCGCGCTCGGCGTTCTTGGTGCGTTCAAGGCGGGTCAGAGCACCAACAACATCCTGAAGTACTCGTCGCCGGCCATCGGTGCTGTCACCGGAATGACGACGATGGGCGGCCTGATGGCGATGTTCCCTGCCCTGGTGGCTGCTGGGCCATGGGGCATGATCGCGGCCGCAGGCATTGGCGCGGCCATTGGCCTGATGGGCATGTTTCGCAAATCTGCAGACCAGAAGGCCATCGACAAGATCCGCGACATCTACAAGGTGACGGTCGACAAGAACTTCGCCCGCTCGGTCGTCGAGATGGCCAAGTCGAGCTTCGGAGGGAACCTCGAAGCCGCCATCCGCTCGGCCCAGGTCCGCGACATGGTGATGGAGTACGGCATCGCCACGGGCCAGAACGCCGGGATACTCGACAACAAGCCGCGTGGCGTGTGGATGACCCAGCAAGGCGGCACACTGTATCAGTCGGGCTTCGGGATGAACGGCCAGCAGTACGACTACTCGTCCAGCCTGCCGAGTCTCGGGAGCCTGAAAACGCCACAGCAACAGGCTCAGCAGGTCGTGTACGTGACCATCCAGGCCGATGGTGAGTCGACCGAACGGTTCCTTGAAGGCAAGACCGTGAAGTTCGTAAAGAACAACGAAGGAGCGGTGACCTCGTCGTTCAACTCCGGCATGGCGAAAAGCCTCGGCCGGACATCGGCAGCCACGGCGATCAACGATCCGCTGGCGGTGAAGATCTGATGCCAGGCAACGTCGCCTCAGCCGTCGCAACGACGGTCATGCCGAGCAGTCTCTGTGCGCTGTTTCGCGAGACCCGCGCCTGGCCAATGCGTGAGAGCAGCGGCTACGCCGATGGCCGATATCAGGCACAGGTCCAGGCTGAGTCGAGCCGGAAGGCGTGGGAGATCGGCAAGCTGCTGACGTTCGCGCAGTGGCTGGCTCTGAGCGCGTTTTTCGAAACCTGCAATGGAGCCCAGAAGCCGTTCTTCTGGTATCCGAACATGGCGGATTACGACCCGACCGGATCCTACACGGATGGCCGGTACCTGGTCCGCCTCGACGGCGCGCTGAGCCGTACCTACCGTCTGGGCCGCCAAGAGGCGAGCCTCCAACTCATCGAAATCGAATAGCTGATGCCGGAATACATCGGACCTGTGGCCATCCCCGAACGGGAGGTGAGCGGGGTGTTCCCCGTCGCGCTGGACTACTCGAGCGTCCATGTGCGGGAGCCTCGCGTCATCATCCATCGCTTCGGCACGCTTGATGCGAAGGTCGAACAGCGGTTTTATGACGGGCCCGGTGTGCGCCGGTTTCAAGTGCAGTTGGCGCGGTTGACGCCGACGCGGCGCGCGTTGCTGGTCGATTTCTTCGAAGCCCGGAAGGGTAGCTACCAACCGTTCACGCTCAGTGTCGCAGAGCCGGACTGCTCTGTCGCCGCCTACACCGCCCGCTTCGCGGAACCGAGCCTTCAGCTTGAAGCCTCGGCCGACGGCTCCTGGCGCGGGTCGGTCGAACTCGTCGAAGTCCCAACCACGGCGCCCTCCCATGCGATCACCTCCACTGAAACTCGCTTCCCAGGAGCGGCACTCAAAGCCGCACTGCTTTCGCAGACCCAGGCGGTGATTCCGTTGGTCCGTGTCGTTGCAGGCGAGCATACCCTTCACCTCTCCGACCGGCGCGTCACCGTCGGCAGCACTCTCTATCAGCCGCGCCTGCTGAGCTGGCGTGGGATCAGCCAGGCCACCGACGGTGAAGCCGACCAGGCCAGTTTCGTTTTCGGCAACGGCGACAGGGTCTTCACCGCACTGGTGAACGAGGTGGATCTATTCAAAGCCGAGATCGAGTTTTCGGTCTTCCATGCCGGCACGGGCGTGAAGCTCGACTTCTGGAAGGGGTTCATTGGCTCCTGGTCGTTTGACAGCGGACCGGAGTTCCGTGTCGAGGCGCAAGACGGACTGTATGCTCTGCGCCTGGGCTACCCGGCTCGCAAACTCGTCCGCCAGGACGAAGACCCGCGCCGGGCCTTTGCGATCCCGAATCAGCCGGTCAGTGTAGGCGGCAAAAAGGGGATCAGCCGGATCACCAGTGTCTCGGTCGCCAATGACACCGCCTACGGGCGCCCGGTGAAAGACATCTGGGTCAACTCCGCGACCGCGCTGCCGATTGAGTGCGACGTGATCGCAGGCCGTGATGAGAGTGAGTTCTATGCCGCGCTGGGGGTCGTGGGGCGGGGTCCGATTAGTGGTTACGGCACCGGGCATACTCTCGACGGCCAGACGAATCACGGTCCCGGCAGCCTGGGCCTCAGGCGCGCATTTGGAGGTACGCCGGCGACCGGCAACGAGACCGCCGCCAACAACCAACCCGATGGGGGAAGCGACTCGTTCGCTTTGGATGAAGTTGGAAATCCGCTCCCGGTGAACCCGCTTGATGGCGTCGGGTTCCTGCAAATCCGCAGGACCGACGAAAAGGGCATCCAAGCGGTCCGCGCCGAAGAGCGGAAGATGACCGCCTATGTTACCGGCGGCCTCGGCGGTTGGACCTGGTCCGGAGCCGGGCCGTACACGCGCTCATGGCAAACGGCACTCACCAATCCGATCTGGATTGCCATCAACACGTTTCTCAACGGGCTGGGCCTGCTGTGGGCGGCCGACGCTGCGCAGCAATCCCGTTTTGACGTCGGTGCGGCCATCGCGGCAGCTACCGTGTGCGATGCCACGGTCGATCAGATCATCGGCACGGGAACTGAGCGCCAATTCGCCTTCCAGGGCATCGTGGCGGAGGAGAAACCGCTGCGTGACTGGATCCAGGAGATCCTGGCGTCGTGCCTGGGCTTTTCGACGCTGGCCTTCGGCAAACTCAAGGTCGGCATCCGCTACAACTCCTCCGCCATTGAAGCCTTCACCACTGGCAACATCCTCTTCAACAGCCTGCAGCTCTCGAGCCGCTCGCCGAGATTCAATGACCTGACGGTCGCCTTCGCAGATGCCGATTACGGCTATCAGCAGAACACCGTCAACCTCAAGGATTCAGAACACATCGCCTTCACCGGGACACCGCTGAAGGCCAATGTGAACCTGCTGGGCGTCACAGGCAAGAGCCAGGCCGCGCGAATCACGACGATCAAACTGCGCGAGGAATTGGGCGGGCTCACGGCGGCCGAGCAGCGCGCGGCGCGCCGAGTCGAGTTCCGGACGACGATCCTGGCTTTGAACGTCGAGCCAGGGATGGTCTGCTCGATGTCCGCTCCCGACATGCCGGGTGGCAGCGGCGAATTCCGTGTCACGAGTTGGCGCCTGAACCCGGATTGGTCGATTGACGTTGTCGGCGAAACGACATGCGACTCGATGTACGACCTGACCGTCGGCGAGAAGCCCACGGATGTCGAGCCTGAGCCACTGCCCACTCGCCAGACCTATCCGGTCGATGTCGGCGGCACCGTGGGTCAGAACCTACTCCGCAACATGGGCTTCGAGCGGGGACTCACGAACTGGCACGGTTCGGTCCCAACGCCGGGAATCACCATCATCCAAACCGATCCCGATACCGGTATGAGTTGCCTTCGGATTGCCGCCACGGGCCAGACCGAGATTCATCAGCCCACGGGCTTTGCCGACGGTGAGGGCGACGTACTGCCGTGCGACGAGGGCGAGGCCTTCCTGTTTCGTGGCCGGTACCGCTTCGATACCGGATCGGAGGTGGTCGCCGCACAGGCGAGGATCGCTTTCTATGACGCGACCGGCGGCTACATCGACGCCGGCGCGACTGACCTCGATCCCGCGAAGACCGACTGGGATGACTTTCTGCTTTCGGCCACCGCGCCTGCGGGGGCCAAGTACATGGGCATCTTCCCGTGGTTTGGGGAACTTCTCTCCGGCGCCGTATACCTCGACACCCTGGTCGCCGAACGCAGCGTCTCGCTCAACGAGCCCGCCATTGGGGAGGTCTCCGAAATCAGCGCCACGGCCGCGATCAACGTCGCCGACGGCATTGTCATCGGGCTCTCGGCAGCCTGCCCAGCGGATGACAACTTTGCCGGCTCCGAGGTCTTCGCCGAGAAGCCTCAGGAGGCAGACTCGGACCCTGAACACCCGACGATGCCAGGGCAGCTTGCGTACAAGGGCTGGTGGTTTGGGGAAAGCGGCGGCACACTCGCCGGCGAGGTCGTCGTGCCACTTCCCCCAGCCGGGTACCTTCAGAGCTTGCCCGACGGCAAATTCACCGTCATCATTTACTTCCTGTCGCGCGCCTACGGCTACTCGAACCGGTTCACCCGCCTGACCACCATTGATCCGATGGCGCCCGAAAACCATACGGCGGCGATCGCGGTGACGCTCGATTTCACGAATGTCCTGCTGGAGTTGGGTGATCCGTTGGGCGACGTTTCGATCCTTCAAACGCAAGTCGGCCCTGCCCCCAACGGCGGCGTCACTCTGGCTGTGGACTACAGGCCACCGAATGTCGGCGGCCTTGTGCCGAATATCGGCACGTTCAAAGGAGTCACAGGCCACACGGTCCTCGACGGAGAGCTCATGAAGTCCCACGGGGACTTCATTTATGAAGGCACCGCCGATCCCGCAGCCGTCGACGCGATCGGCAAGGCGACGCTGGTGATCGACAAGCCGGAGACTCTGCCCGCCAAAGTCGTCGTCCAGCTTCCGTCGTTTGACACCGAAACCAAACGGATGCCGCAGAAGATCGCCTGGGACGAGGGCGATCCGTCGAACGTCCCGCAGAGTTGGGGCGCAGTCGTCACGATCACAGCAGACGACCTGGCATTCTCTCCCCCGACCATCTCGAACGTCGTTGTCGAGACAAAGAACGTCCCCGGAGAGGGTTGGAAATACCGGCTCGCCATTACGCTCGTCGGGACCTTCGCCAGCCATCCCAATTACGAAGCCGCGAAGGTCTTTTACCGCGACCCGGAGGACCCACTGCCAGGCACGCCGGAGGGCTGGCTGCTGCTGCGCCAGGTGGCAAGCCACGCCAAGGGTGATCCGTCACTGACCGTCCTCTCGGATTGGTTTCAGATCATTGCCGGGACCAACGTCGCCGCGCACCTGCGCACCGTGGCCTATGAAACCGGCGGCGACAACCCGCTCTGGTCGGCGGTTTACGGCCCGGTCACGATCGCTCTGCCCAAGGACGACGCCCGCGATGACTCGGGCCACAATCACAACTTCAGCGTCACCCTGGACGGCTATCACTCCGATGGCAACGGCGTGGTGATGGCCAAGCTCAACGTCTCGTTCACACCGCTTCCGGGGAGCCGTTACGTCTATGGGATCTGGGAGTACCGCGGAGACGACCCGCCTCCTTCCCCGTCATTGTGGACCGCCACCGATGCCAACTTCGTCGCTAGTTCGGGCACGATGTGGGTGCCGGTGCCGGAGGAAGAACCGGTCACCATCTGGTACGCGCTGGTGGTTTCAGACCGCGACGGTGGAGTCTGGCTCACGCCTTCCGACTACGTCTCGGATCCACTGCCGACAGCGAGCGTGACCATCCAGCCGCGCGGAGCCTCGGATCAGGTCACCGGGTTTTCGGTCACCGTCGGCCGCGACGAGTCGCAGGATGTCCCTCAAGGCTGGTTCATCTTCAACTTCACGGTCCCCACCGACCCGGACTTCTTCTGTGTCGACTTTTTCAGGCGACCGGCGGACCAAAACGGCACCCCGATTGGCGAATGGGGTGTCGATCCAGTGTGCAGCCTCCAGTCGGCGGGGCGACAGGACGGCTCCTGGGCGATTCCGGCCGAGGAGCACTGGATCTTCATGGCAGTCGCCGTCAATGATCTCAGCGAGCGCAATGAGGTGGATCCTCCGACCTGCTTCGTGACGATCCTGGCAGCCAC